GCTCCCTTCTGGGCAGAGCCGGCCGGCTGGCCGTTCACTCTCCTGGCGTGGCACGGTGCGCCTGGATACTCCTGGCCGATCAGTCTCATCAAACCCGGGATCGGGGAGCTTCGATTCATCAATTGGGGGATGAGCTTCCTTGCCACGCGCATTGCCACCAGCTCGCAGACACTCATTGGTGTGGCCAAGGCGGCGGATCCTGACCTGAAGGCGAAGATCCTGGAGCGAAGCGAGGGCGGATTCAACATCGTAGAAATCTCCGAGGCCGTTGGTCGTTCGGTGAACGATGTGATCTCGGTCTTCCAGATGCCTGGGGTAACCCAGGACATGTACAACATCATCTCCGAGGTCACCAATCTCTTTGATCGAAGAGTTGGTCTGACCGAGCTGATTTACGGCATGACCAGGGCGTCCTTCAGGAGTGCCGCAGAGGCGGCCGTGAAGAGCGAGCAGATTTCGGTCAGGCCGGACGATTACGCAAATACGTTGGAAGACGCTCTGTCCGAGGTCTCTCGCAAGGAGGCCCTCCTGGCGCGGTGGCTTGTGTACCCGCAGGACGTTGCTCCGCTCCTGGGCAACATGGCGGCGCAGGCGTGGCAGATGCATGTCCAGGCCGAAGACCCCGAGTCCGTGGTGCGAGAGTACAGCTACCGCGTCGAAGCCGGCAGCAGCCGCAAGCCGAACATCGCCACCAAGACCGAGAACCTCAACACGTTCATGCAGGTCATCATGCCTGTAGCCCAAGGGCTGCTCCAGGCCGGACAGCCCGATCTGTTCAACGGCGTGATGACGCAGTGGGGCAAGGTCAACCAGATGGATGTGTCGGAGTTTATGGTTCCAACCCCACCCCCACCGGCACCCCCGCCGCAAGAGGCTCCCCCAGCATGAAGCTCCCGCTTGAGATCGAACAGGCCCGGCCAGAAGTTAGGGCTCACTACAAGAAGATGATCGCTGCCGGCCAGTCGGAGCGCTTTGCTGCGATGTGCGCCCTTCAGATCGCCCCCGGCACCAAGGGGACCGACCGGGCGTTCCTGGAGGGTCGGCAGAACAACCAGCAGCTGGACGCGCTGCCAAAGCTCCAGGCCAACTACATGGTCCAGGAAGCCAAGTCGGCTGGGATCAACATCTCCGGCAAGTACTACTGCGCCGGCATCGCGGACAAGCGCGGCTGGCGCGACCCCGCTGCGTGGGTGACAAGCAACGATGACGTTCTCCGCGTGGCCAAGGCCCGCCGGATGAGCGTGTCGGGGAGCGTCAACTACGACCCGGGCCCTGCGCCCCGACAGACCACGGTGCTTTCCGAGTCCATCATCAAGGATGAGATGCGGAAGGCGCTGAAAACCAACCCGCGCGCCAAGAAGGGCGAGCTGCGGGAGAAGATTATTGAGAAGCATGCCTACAAGTTGAAGGGGAGGACATGAACGACATTGCTCGGCACTATTCGTCAGTCGTTATTACGGCCAATTCCACCGCGGCCACCACGGCCGGGAGCATTCCGTTTGGGCCGTTTGCCGGCGGCGTGGTGATGGTGGCCAACACCGGGGGCGGAACTCGCATCAACTGGCACGGCACCGTCCACCCGACCGTGACCCCGACGCAGATTTACGCCGATGGCTCGGCCGTGACTTCCTGCCTCACCGTGGGATGCATTGGCATCCCGGACGGGTGTTTCGCCATGCCCTACGTTGTGCCCGTCATCGTCGGCGGCACCACCTGCGCCATGACGGCCGTCCTGAAGGGCTGACGCCGATGCCGATGAACCCGCGATTATTGAGGCCGCTATCGAAACTCATGGGGGGAGTTTCAATGTGGCTTGCAAGCCTTTTCAACCCCACCTACTGGCACTGGAGTGAATGATGCCCGCACCGAACCTGTTCCGGCCCAGCAACGTCGAAGCGAAGAACGCAAAGGCGGCGATCACCACTAGCGCCACAGCCCTGGTGTCCAACCCGGCCGCCAGCGGTAAGTGCTTTCGCGTGGTGTCGCTTTACATCGCCAATGTCGATGGCGTAGTCGCGGCTGCTGCGACGGTGGATGTGTTTGATGGCACCACCGCACGCCACCTCGCCAAGACCGTAACCGTGCCAGCCGATGCCACGCTGACTTGCATTACACGGGACGATGCGGTGTATCTCATGGAGGGCGATAGCCTGCGTGTAGCGGCAAGCGAGGCCAGTGATCTTGAGGCCGTCGCCAGCTACGAGGAGATTTCGTAATGAGTCGCCAGGACGGATCGTACATCGGACCCCGCCCAGCCGGCCCCTCTCTCACGCAGGCGTCTGGAATCTGGGGCCTGCGGTCTGCCCAGCGATTGAAGGCTGCCAACCTGTGGCCCGCTCTCGGCGTGCCGATTGAATACTGCATTGTTGGAGGAGGCGGTTGCGGCGGGCACTACGCGGGCGGCGGAGGCGGTGGTGGAGGATTTCTAACTGGGATGAGCCTTGCCCCTGGCGGAATTGCATTAGTTGTTACCGTTGGCGCTGGCGGAGCGACACTGGGGTCAGCGGAAGGAGGCCCGCCCGGCGACAGCGGCTCCGCCTCGTCTGTTGATGCGTTGGTGGCAGGTAGCGGAGCCGGCGGCGGCGGGATCAACGCAAGCAACGACACTGGCTACCGTTACGGAGGCGCCAGCGGCAGCCCGCAGAGCAACGCCGGTGGAGCCGGAGAGTCTGCTCAGATGTGGGCTGGCGGAGGTGGTGGGGCTGGTGGGGTTGGCCTTAGCGGAGAATTGGCATCCCCAGACGGGGGGCCGGGTCTGTTGTTCTACGGGACATACTACGGCGGCGGTGGCGGCGGAGGCGGACTCTCAGATGAAACATACGACCCTGGCTCTGGCGGAACCGGAGGCGGTGGCGATGGGGAAAATGACGGCCCTGGGGATGCTGGGGCTGCAAATTCTGGTGGCGGCGGGGGCGGCGGTGGTGCCACCGACAACAGCAACGTCGGCGGCGCTGGTGGGTCGGGCGTTGTTGTGATCCGCAGTGCTGTTGCCGCCGCGAGCACTACGGGGAGTCCGACAGTCACAACCGCCAGCGGCTTCACCGTATACACATTTACTGGCAGCGGGAGCATCACGTTCTAATGGCGCACTTTGCCGAGCTGGATGAAAACAACGTAGTGACTCGCGTGCTTGTCGTCGCCAACGCAGAGCTGCTTGAGGGCGGCGTTGAGAGCGAGAGCAAGGGCGTTGCATTCTTGGCGAGCTTGTACGGACACGGGCGGTGGAAGCAAACGTCATACAACGCGAACGGCAATCCGGCGAAGCGATTCCGCTACGCTGGGGTTGGCTACACCTTTGACGCTGGCCGCAACGCTTTCCTGGCCCCGAAGCCATACCCGTCTTGGATTCTCAATGAAGCCACCTGCGCCTGGAAGGCTCCAGTGCAACGCCCGGCATCGGGTGGGCCGTATCGCTGGGATGAGGCTGGCGGGGCATGGGTGCAGGCTGCTGCCACTTGAGCCGACAGAGTGACGCTACACCCACACGGCAATGACATGGCGCAGCAATGGGCCCCTGGGCGACATGACAGAATCCGAACAGCGTGACGCATGCTGACCTACTTTGACCTCATCGAATCCCTGATCACGGCATCGTTCGGCGGGCCGCAGGACGCCGAGCAGCGAGACATCCGGTCTGCCATTCACAAAGCGTACGACGAGGTCACCTCGGTGCGGGACTGGTCCTGCTATCAGGTGCATGGCCGCGTCATCACGGACCCGCCGTATTCGACGGGCACGGTCTCGTTTAGCACATCGACCAACCAGCTCACCCTGACCGGCGGCACTTGGCCAACATGGGCCGTCTACGGGCATGTCCGCATAGGCACGCGCATCGCCGCGGTATCGGAGCGCACCTCCAGCACGGTCCTGACGCTAGATCCCGCAGTCACGTTCCCGGAGACCCTGACAGCGCAGCCGTACACGTTCTATCGCACGCTGTACCCGATGCCGTCAGACTTCAGGAACCTGGACGAGCCGTCCTCGGAATACAACTGGTGGAGCGGTCTCTACATTACGCCAGATCAGGCGATGAAGCTGGAGCGGATTTGGAAAGCCACGGGCGCTCCGTACAACTGGACGATCTTGCAACTCAATGGCCAGTGGGTGATGAAGCTCATTGGCTACCCGATCAAGACCGAGACGGTCGACTTCACCTATCGC